TCGCTGCCAATCGACGCTTTGCCGCTGGCCGCGTAATCATCGCCAACGGTAGGCGGGGTGAGCGTGACCGTGCCGAGGTAAGCATCAGTGATGTCCGCCCCCAGCTTGCCTTGGCTTGCCGCAGGTGCCAGCGCCTTTTTATTGTCCGCAAGGTCCAGCACGTCCTTGGCAATGATTGTGACGCGCCCGTTAATGTCCGGCCCGTCCCATTCGTCAATGATATAGTTGCGCGTAACCATGCTGGCCAATGCCTGCCCGACATATCCCTCCTTGACCCGCAGTGCCCGACCCACATAGTACGGAAACCGCGCCCGTAGTCGCCCAAAGAACGTGCCGCGACCGTATGGGTCATAACCTACGCCGCTGGCCAGTGCTGCACCGCTCTTGCGCTCTGACTGGTATTTATCCAGCAACAGGTCGCTGTCGAGAAAGTCCTGCAAGTTGATCGTAACCCGTGCGCGTTTGCCCAGCGCGCCCGTGCGGTTATCAGACCCGCCAAGGTTGATTGTTGCGGGGTTGGTAGTGACCGGACCCGATATAGCAGGGTAAACTAGCACGCCGCCGGGTATGCCGCTTTGGTTCATTGCAAAACGGATTGTCTTGGTCCCCTTGGCAAAATTTGGCCTGTCTTGGCACGTCTTGAATGTGTTAAAGCACTTCGCCGCGCCGTCCGTTCCGAGAACAGCGGTGCAAGCGCCTGTGCCGTAGACCAGATCGCAATAGTCGATGTCGATCTCTACAATTTGCAGCGGCTCAAGACTAAGCGTCATCGTAAAACCTCATAGACATATCAAACGCCATCCGCGCTTTGGGTCCGGTGTTGCTTGGGGCAATCACGCCGCCCGACCGCCAAGCGTAGAATAGATCGCTGTATTTTGTTGGACGCCATGCCCAGAAGAACCCGCCACCAGTGTTGAAGTGACGCTGAAACGCCTTCCAAGCATCCGCGCGCAGATAGCTATCCTCCACCAGCGTTAGGGATGCCGCCGCAGTCGACCCCTTGCGCACCACAGAAGACCCAAGCAAGTTCCCGCCCTCTGACACCCGCGATTGCAGATCGACCACGTTAGCCGTGATTGGCGGCGCGTACCCCTGATAGATAGTGCGGGGCAGCGTGACGGGATTGCCCAGAAAGAACACGCCGATTTCAAGGTTCGCCGTCACAGTGGTGGCCAATATTCTCCAATACCGTGCCGACACCGCCGCGAAGTAAAATGCAACCGCTTGGTTGTCTGTCGGAAGGGCTACCCCAGCCCCACTGTCGGTCCACGCATCGCCTACTAAAACCTTATACTGGATACGAAACGCGTTAGCCACATCGCCAAGATTGTGCGCTGCAACCGATGCAAACGAGATAGATGTATTGCTACCAAAGTCTACTTCTATCGTTGCTTGGCTGGATGCCGGAGTAATTACCGCACGGTCGTATGTGGTGCCTGTGAACGCAAAATCAAGAGACTGCACCACTGTTCCAAACGCTGTTACGGCAGCACGATCCTTTGCCAGATTATCCCACGCAATAACGGGATTGTTTGACGTGCCTGCCGTGGATAGCGTCGATGCCAATGCGGGGCTGATATAAATGCTCATGTTGCAAAACTCACTCTTAGGCCACGGTCGCCAGCTTCGTCTTGCAGCTTGTTAAACAGGCTTGTAACGACCCCACCGTTGAACAGGTCATTAGGGCCGAATCCCGTCACGCGCGCTTCTAGCGGGGCTTGTGGTGGCGCTGTTGCCGCCGATGCACCACCTGCACTGCCGCCACCCCCACCGCCGCCGCTGGAACCGCTTGGGGATTGGCTGGCGATGCTGGATATCATCGCGCCCGTTTGCGCAAGCGATACCGCAGCAAGAGCCGCGCCAAGTGCAGGCCCGCCGCGTGCTGCCCCCCACTTATAGCTTTCCACCGCAGCTTCGTATCCCGATATGGTCGCCCGTGCGATTGCCGCCGCCTGCCCGATCTTAAACAGCTTAGCATTGCTTGTCTGCATAAGGCCCGCCACCCGATCAAGAACGCCCTTTGTGACTTCCATTTCTTGGCCCTTGATCTTGCCAAGTTTTTCTTGATGTTCGGCCTCAAGTCGCAGCTTTTGCTCGTCATATTCCGCGCGCGTAATCAACTCCGCGTCAAGTGCCGCCCGCAATGTTTCATCGCCCGCCTCATACCATTCCTGTACAGTCTCGGCTTCGGTCATCATGCCTTGCGTCAATGCGTCGAGGCGCGCCTGCATTTCGTTTGTGACAGCGCCCGCGCTACCTACGCCAGCGGTTGGGCCGCCGCCGCCTGTGCCCGTGCCGGGTGCGGTTGGCGTAATGGGCACGACTGCACCGTCGCCAGTCGTAACCATGCCTCCAGTCGAGTTGGCAATCTTATCTGTCAGGCTGTTAATGTTTTCCTGCGTTCTCACCAACTGTTCAGCAGCCGCTTCATCAACATCCAGAAGACGTTGGCGGCGTTCGATTTGATCTGCAAGCGTCTGCTCAGTTTCGTCGTAGCTGGCGGAGTTCATCACTGTGCGCTCGCCAAGGCCTCGCATTGCATCCTGCGCCGTGTCTATGCTCGTGGTCAGGTTGGTATATGATGATCCGTTTAACGCAAGCGCGCGGTTCTCTGCGATGATTGCACTGACGTTTTCGTAGCGCGCCTGTGCTTCCGCCAGCTTAACCTTTGCGACCTCTACAGACATTTGGCCGTTTGTTGCAAGCGCGCGATCTAGCAGTTGCGATTGCGTGATTTCGTCGCCCATGGCTACGGTCATCACATTAGACGCGTCAGAAGCGCCCTTTGTTGCGCCCTTTAGTGTATAGTATGCCGCTGTAGCAAGCCCGATGATACCCACCAAAACAGTGAGCGGCCCACCCAAAGCAATGGCCGCGCCAATTAGGACGCCCATGCCAGCATATAAAATATCCGTATTCTGCGAAAGATAAACCATGCCCTGGGCGAGGTCCGCCGCCGCGCCCGCAATCATAGCAAGGCCAGACGCCGCAGCGCCCATGAAGTCCTCTGACAATATGATCTCTGCAAGCTGGCCGAACGCGGTAACAACCCGCTGGATTGCCTCCTGTGTAGCTTCTGAACTGGCGATAGAGTTGAACCGATCAGCCATGACCTGAAGCACTGGCGCGACCTCTGCCGCCAGCATTTGCGACAAGCCCTGAAAAACCAATGACATGCGCGCAACCGCATCGTTTGCGCTTTCAATGCCAGCCGTTTGCGCATCGGTCAATTCAAGGCCAAACGCCGTGACTTCCTCGCGCGCGGAACGGATAGCGTCCCCGCCTTGGATCATCAGTAGCGCCATGTTCCGCGACCGCACGCCAAGATCCCGCAGAATGTCGGACGCTTGCGACGAAGACAGTCCCAACTCCTTAACGCGGTCAGCGATTGACGCCATACGGTCGTCTGTATCAAGCGCGCTTAGAGCTGCGGCCGACATGCCCAGACGATCAAGCGCCTTAGCCGCTGGTGAACCCGCCTCATTCGCACTGGCCAGCTCGCGGTTGAGCGTCTGCATTGATGTGTTAGCCTCGCCCACGGAAACACCCGCATAGCCCGCCGCAACCTGCACAGCGGTCAGCGCGTTTACGGTGCCGTCCATCGACCGCGCCAGCTTTACGTTTGTGTCTACGTTGCGCAGGCCCGCCGCCGTCATCGCGGCAAGCCCCCCAACAACGGCAACCGCAGCAGCCCCCGCGATCACTCCAAGGTTCTTGAGGGATTTGCCCGCCTTGCCCAGCGCGCTATCCAGCCCGCTAGAATCGCCGTTGATATTAACTAGAAGTGGGGGCAGTGCCATGCTTTTTCGCTTCCATTTCCGCGCGTAGGGCTGCGCTGTCTGCCTTTATCGCGTCCAGTTCGTGTTCGCTCATTCCGCCCGCGTAGTCTGTTTTTTGATGCGGGCGCTTCCACTCAAACTCGTGCAAGATTTCCGAAATGGTCATCCCCCATATCTCACCCGGCGATATACCCCACCCACGGCAGATGCAGTAAAGCGTATTCAGGTCGTGGTCTTCCGGTTCGCCTTGCGCTTCTTCTTCGCGGGCTGCGCCTTTTGGCCCTCTGGCTTTTTTCCAAAGTCCACGCTCGGCAGCACGGATGAAATATACGCCTGTTGAAAGCTGAAGATTTCGGCCTGATCACCGCCGGTCAGGAAGCCGTAGCTTTCATCTTCTGTGCATTGCCCACCGGCAGCTCGGACCATTTCAAAGTGCACTGCGGCCAGATCCTCAAGATCCACGCCGCCGTTGATACACTTGTTTGCAAGCATAACATTGTTAATGCCGCGCACCTTGATGCGCTTTAGCAATGCCAAGGATGGAATAAATGTAAGGCTTTCCCCCTCATAATCGAACGACTGCTCTCGGAAAACGCTCATTTACACGGGCGCTTTAGTAATGACGCCGACAGATTGCAGGGTGCCGGAGAATGTTGTTTCGCCGTTGTATGGCGCGCCGATTTGAAAGCCTGACTGGAATTGGAAGTCACCATCCAGTGTGAACAGCCCGCCGATTGTAATTGTCATTGTTTCCTGAGTGCCCGTAAATGCCATGTCGGAAAGCGTGGCGGCCTTCAAAACGCCGTCGAGCGCAATCGTGACCATTTGGCTGTTGAACGCGGCGTCCAGCGTGGTCATCCACCCGCTATCACCATCAGTGGTTACGTCCACCAACTCACCCGCGAAAGATACCGTCTTTGTGCGCAACTCGTCTGCAAGGCTGGTGCCCCCGATTGCAATGAGTACAGCGCGACCGTTTGAAGCTGCCATGATAAGTTCCTTTTAGGGTTAAACTTTGCAAACTCATATCACGGTTTTGCAAAGTTGCAAAGTGCTATGCTACTTCGTCCAGTGTCACGCGGTAGATCGAAACAAAACGCCGCGTTTTTCCGTCATCAGACCAGCCAAGAGACATGGTTTCGAACTCGGTATCCACCCACACGACGCCCGTTCCGGTCAGCTCGTACCATTCCAGCGCGTCCCGAACTTGCGATGATAGCGCCGCAATAGCCTGTTCGCTGGATTGGCCCGCTGTGGATCTCGCGTATCCGTCAATCTGCACCACGAATTGAGACCCGCGCGTGCCGGACGTGTTGAACGGCGATTCCGTAGCCTGAACAATCACGACATAAGGAAACGGCGTGCTGATTTCGCCCTCTGAATTTTGCGGTGCTTTTGGAGACCACACGTCAGCCGTTAGCTGCGCATCAATCCGCGTGTATAGTGCCTGCCGAAGATCGCCCCATGTTGGTGCTGTCATTTGAAAGAACTCCCCAAAGCCTTTTCTAGTCTGGCAATATATTTTGGCGTGATCTTTTCAATCGCGGGAACCCATGCGGGGCGAGGGTCAATGCGCCCACTTCCAAACTCTAGCGCCGCCGCATATACTAGATCACTGCCAACCGTTGCGGACATAGGGCCAGTTTTGTCGAACGTGATACTGCCCGCCAGCCGCCCTGTGTCGCTCGCGGGTGCCTCGCCGGGTGCGGATGCTTGATGCGACACGCCGCCTCTTGTATAAACCGCGCCGGACGCAGGCCCGCCCTGAATGCGCTTCACAATATCGCCGCGCAATTCCATAGCCGTGCCTATCACCGCAACCCCGACCGCCTCTTGCGCCTCTGCGCTGGCCTTGCGCAACGCGGCCTGAAGTTCGACCATGCCTTCAATCTTTAGCTCTAGGCTCATACCGCAACCCCGACTTCCGCGCTGATTTCCAGCCACTTATCGTCAAAATCCACGTTGTTGATAAACCGCACCTGATACGCCCGACCGCGAATAACGGCACGATCAACCTCAGTCAGGTCCGCGAAATATCGCACCACGATCTTATGCGTAGATGTTGCCTCAATCCGCTGAGACGCCCAACGCTCGCCGCCAGACATAGGTTTAACCATCGCCCGCGTAGGTGCGCCAGCGATAGCCGCCCACGCCTCTGTGAAGCCGCCTGCCCCGTCTGTGGTGCGCGCCAGCCTCTCAAATGTGACAGGCTCACGTAGCTGGCCCGCGCTGTACTTTGATCCGCAACACTTCGCCATTAGATCCGCGCCACCTTATACAGCGCCAAGATACCCATGACCGCGCCAAGGGCATCGACCTCGCAGCAGTCATCGCCGCGATGCGTGTACAGATACGCCGCCGCTTGCTTTACCGCCCGTTTTAGAGCCGCCGGAACATCGCCCGCATTACCGTATCCTGATACATATACGATCTCGATTGCGTTGCTATTGCGCAAAGAAACCGGCCACGTTGCGCCGTTCTTTATCGTTAGGCGTCCGGGCTTGCGGTATGTGTCAACATCAAACGTGTTTGCCACAGTCACCACGCTGGCGTTGCCCGCTTCGTCATATACCGTCACGCTATCAATGGATTGCAGGGGGTAGCGTGGCAGCTGCAATTCGCGGCGCGGTCCGGTTAGCTCGGCAATAGCGCCTTGGCGCATGCCATCCCACCACGTTTCTTGCCCGCTTGGCCAGCGATCCAGCGCCAGCAGCCAAGTCTGCGTGATAAGGGCCAGCCCCGTGGCCTCTTCAATCATTTCGCGCGCCTGTGCGATTAGGTCGTTCGCCTCGGTGTCAGGTAGGCCAGCCACGCTCTCGACAAGCTGTGCGCGCAATTCATCAGCCGTGACAGGTTCCGTTGCTGGCCCTGTCTGGATGACGTGGCCACGATCCTGATACAGACTGACTGTCGGGCGTAGGCTCATTTGCGTTTACCTCTGGCTTTGGTCTCGGTCGGCCCCGTCACCTTTGTTTCGGTGCGCGGGTCAAACATACGGGCAGCTTTGTGATCTGCCAAGGCCCATTCAGCGACCTGGCCCGTGACCACCATGCCCGCCGGATAGGTCACAATCGTATGCCCGTCCGGTGCGCATTGGTAGCCTAGCGGGTCTGTGATTTTTGCTTGCGCCATGGTGTGCCTCCTGAATTTAGTGACGGGGCGAACAATGCCGCCCCGCTTCTAAACTCAGGTAGCCGCGACCGCAGTGCCGACGTATGTGGTCGGTGCTTTGTCGGGCTTGCCAAGGCGAGCAACAGTGCGAACAACCGCGTTCGTCCCAGTTGTGCCGACATAATTGAACCGCACATAGCGCTTGCTGCCGTTGTAGCCCAGAACGCCAACCAAGATGTTGTCACTGGCGTCGTCGGTAACGGTCAGAGAGTTCACGCCGTTGGTCGTCTCGATTGCAGGGACATCAACAGCATCAGCCGATGCCGTGGTGTCAGAGTGCTGCAACGTAGCGGTAAAGCCAGCAGCTGTGCCCGCGTCTGTCACGGCCCCAGTAAAGAGCTCAATCGCCGCAGCGTTGAAGTCCCGAACGTCAACCCATGTGGATTGGTTGGGCGTAGAGCCGGAAAGTGTGTCGGTAGACAGATCGACTGTCACCATGTTTGCAATTAGATCACGCATTTGATTTACTCCTTTAGCGTGTGATGCTTGGCAGGATCACCAAGCGGGGAGGGCGAGGCCATTACAGCCCCGCCGGTTGGTTATGCCTTGAAGTTAATGACCCGCAACGCTTCGCCGTTGATCATATCGCCGCCGGTGCGCTTAGTCGCGTAGAACTGCACCCGTGGCTTTGCGGTGTAGGGGTCGCGCAGCATACGGATGCCGATACGGTCTACAATCTGATATGCGGAGCGCATGTCACCAACCGCGATGGACAGGGAACCCGTTGCGGGGTTTGGCATGTCCTCAAAGGAGGCAACCGGATAGCCCAGCAGCGATGCAGGTTGACCAGCGGCGATACCCGGTGCCCAGAGATATGCGCCGTCACTGTCCTTGAGCTTGCGCGTAAGAGCAGCAGTCGTGCGGTTCATAAACCAGTTTGCGCTGGCACGGTACTGCGCTTTGAGACCATAGATCGCGTCGATCAGCGCATCGCCGCCGTTTGGCGCCGCAGCAAATGCACCGTTGACGCCTGTATCAACCTGCGCAATGGAGTTCGTCATATCCGTGCCGTTTGGATACACCAAAAAGCCTTTTGGCTGTCCAACGCCGCTACCGGACACAAACGAAGAATTTTCCGCGCGGGAAAATTTGTCAGCAATCTTGCCGTTGAGCCAGCTTTCCAGATCAACAAGGGCGTCGTCCAGAACGGTCTGCGAAGCGTCTGGCATTGCAAACATCTCATGCACGGGGATTGACCACTTGCCGCTTGCAGGCGTGCTTGTAGCACGGCGGGCTTCCATTTCGGACACCCAACCGAAGCCCACTTCGTCATTGTCATAGTAGCCGCACAACTCACTGGTGCCGATTGACTGAACAGACGCATATGCACGCATAGCAGACGTTTCAAAGACCTTGGCAACAACGCGGCCTGACATATCGGGGTAGACGTAGTAGCCGCCCGCACTGTCTTGACCGGAAGAAAGCGTTTTGCGCTCAACATCCGAGATCATGTCTTTGTCAAAGTTAGCGCGCATCAGCGACTTCATTGCCAGTTCATACGCGGTGACGTCATCGGCTTTCATGCCCGCAGGCTTGCGGCCTGTTGCGGCTTCAAGTTCAGCGCCAAACCGTGCGGCCTTGGCTTCGAGATCAACCTCATTGCCAGCGGCGTCAGTCGTGAAACGGTCGCGGCGCTTGGATTGCAGGACAGCGGCGTCAGCAGCGTCTTGCGCTTTGCCCAGATCCAGTTCGATCTTTGCCAGCTTTTCGTCCAGCAATGGGTCGGCGTGGCCTTTGGCTTCAATTTCTTTCAAGCGCAGGTCATTGGCTTCCTTGAATGCCTCAAAGGATTTACCGACCACGTTGATCGCGTCGATAGCGGCTTTATTATCATCAGACATTGAATGTCTCCTGTAAGTGTTTGATTGCGTCCGCAAGCGCCTGTGCGCCTTTGGTGTCAACCTCGACCTCTACATCGTCCCGATGATCGGCTAGGCCCGAAAAGCCGTCGGCTGCAATAGCCTTGGATTCCGTCTTGGAAAACCCTGCATCCCGCAAGGCTTTTTCAAATTCTCTGATGGTCCGAATGCTCTTGACGGACGCAATGGCCTCGTCGAGCATGGGGATCGTAACTGCGCTGATTTCGTACAGGTCCAATTGCATCAGACGGCGAACACTTCCCCCGCCTTCCTGTGTGGCTTCCCGTACGACATAGCCGATAGACAGGCTGTCCATGGCCCCCGCCTTATACAGCGCCATTGCCTCGCGGCCCTGTTGGACGTCCTTGAGGATGCGGCCCTTGACGTATAGCCCGCGCTCGTTTTCCTCAATAACATCCCAAACGCCGATAGGCTTTGACATATCGTGCTGCCACAGCATTTTAACCTTGCGCTGCCCCAGCGTTTTGGCGAATGCACCGCGCTGAATGACATCCATGCCGTTGTCAACTACATCAAAAACAGACGCGTATCCCTCAATAGTGCCATCCTCGTCCGGCTCTTTCTTGAGTTCCAGCGGGAATGCGTGGTGCTTCATGTCCATAAACGGGGCTTTCAGTTTGCAAACTTTGCAAAGCTATAGCATGTTTTTGCAAAGTTGCAAAGTGTTGTTGTTATGTCAGTCATCCAGCCCGATAACTTGGTGCCCGATAGCACATCGGCAGTTTATGGATGCCCCCGGCGGCAAGGCGGGATCTCCGGGAAACATCGCCGGAATAGTACCCCCGCCCGCGTCCGGCATTTGAAACGCCTGATCCATCTCTACAATATCGCCGTTCATAGATGCGTGTCCGAAGTTATCTTCCGGCACGCGGCGGGTCCGATCATCGGAAACGCTTATCCACTCCTTGCGCAGCTTTAAGCCAGTTGATCTTGCCGCCTGATCCGCCCCGAAGTTAGCCGCACCGTGGGTTTCAGTCCTCGCAATGAGCGCGCCACGCATACGCGATATTGACGGGATGCGTTTGTTTATACTGCGTGCAATCTCGGCGGTGCCAAGTCCCTCGGACTGCCCGGCAATGACCTGCCTGACAATCTGCGCCCGTGTGGTTTCCGTGATTGACGTGATGCGCCTGCGGATTGCCTCGCCCGTGATGTACTCTTGCGCAATCCGGCGAAAGAAGTCAGCGAAGGATTTAACCTCCAGCACAAGCCCCATTGCCTTGCCCCGATCAACAATGCGCCCACCGAACGCCTCGACCGACGCCGCGGCCATGTCCAGATACAACGCCTCGATCTTGCGCGCGTGGTCATAGTCCACGTTTGGCGCGCCGCCTGTGCGCTCAAACTGCTCTACCATGTCCTTTGATGCCCGCGCTATTTCACGCCGCAATGACGGTGCAAACTTGCGCTCGATGGCAGACAAGAGCCGCGCCTGTCTCACTCGCTCCCGTGCCGGGTTGTCTAACAAGTATCTCACTTGATTGCCACGACCTTGCCCGTCTCGTATCCCGCAATCATGTTGAGCGCCTTTTGGTCAACAGCGTCAATCGGGCCAGCCGCGTCAAACTCCATGCCAAGTGGGACTTCACCCATGCTAACATAGACCACATCGCCGCCCTCGACCGTATCGTAGCCCATTGCCTCTCGCTTTTCGTTGATCGTAAGCACCTTGCTGTCTTGCAAAGACTTCCACTTCACAGCGCGCTTGTCTGCAATGGCAGGGATTTCGTCTAGGTCCGCCTTGATCGTCACGCCCTGAGCATCAGCAAGCCACCGCTGCCAATCGCCCACGCAACGCAACAGCAGCGGAATTACTGTATCCTCCCAAAACGCAAGCCGCGCTTCGGAGTAGTTTGCGTATGTGTTATCGCCCGGAATGCCGATCAACATCGGCGGCACCCCGAACGCCAAGCAAATATCACGCGCCGCGCTGTTCTTTGTTTCGATCATCTCAAGATCAGCTGGCGACATGCCCATGGGCTTCCAATCTAGACCGCCCTCCAGAAGCATCGGACGGCCTGCGTTTTTCGCGCCTTGGTGATTGTCCTGCAATTCGTTTTTCAGCCGATTGAACGCATCGTCTCCGAGTGTTTCCCCGTCCTTGACCACCAGCGCACCAGATGGCCGCGCGCTGTTCTGCAATAGCGCCTGAAGGTAGCCCATAGCCGCGTTGTGAACGTCGATTGCATAAGCGCCCGCCTCAATCGGGGCTTGGCCGTACCAGTCATTGAGCGGGTTGAACAGTCGAGTGTGCCAGACAGGCACGATGCCCGCCGACATATCAACATCCCACTTGGTTTTGCGCCCGCCTACGCTGTATTCAAACGCCTGCACCTCGCCATCCGCGCCGGGGATAACCTTCATTCGATCGGGGCGCAGTGCGTATAGCTCGCGGACCTCGCGGCCCGATGCCGTGACGCCCTCCTCATAGCTGTTGCCGCTGATAAGCAGATAGCCGATTTTACTCTCAACGTATTCCGCATAGTTCTGCGATGGGTTTGGGTTTGCCAGCAGCTTGCGCAGCGGGGTTTCGGTCAGTTCGGTTTCGCCCTTGAAAAACATGAGCGGCACCGATGCCACGGCTTCCGAGATTGAGGATATGCACCGATTAGCCACCACATTTTTCTGATACCCCTCCTCTGCAAATTTTGCATAGTCGCGGGATGTCCAGACAGGCTGTCCCGGCGACATAACAACAGACCCGCCGACCGCGCTTTCCTTGACCTCTGTCCGGACCTTCCCGCGCGTGATGTCGTAACCGAATAACCGCATTTATAGCGTCCTTATGCTTGGGCCTGATTTTGCTTGCATCATAGGCGCAAGCGCGTATCGTATTTCGTCGATATAGTGGTTGTTTGCGTCCACAATCACGGGCATAATGTCTCCCGAATTTCGATCAATTTTGTAACTGTATAGCCTAAACTCGCGCGCCGTGCTAGTGCATCGCGGATGGATGATGATTTCCTCATATGATTTCATATGCGCAATGCCGTCTGCCACCGATCCCGGCCACTTTTTAACGCCCACCATTTTGGGCAAGCCGTGGCGCTTCAGGTAGCTAATGCTTTCCGGTCGGGCGCTGTCAGCCCG